AATTTCAAGTAAAACTGTTAATGGTTTTAATGTTGCATTTAAAAATAGTGCAAGTTCAGGAGTTAGCAAAACTTTTGATTACTTAGCTAAAGGATATTAGATAGAATATGGCACAACACGATTATAACATAGCAAATCAAGGATTCAGTTCTTTTAGATCTGATCTTAACAATGCACTATTAGCAATTCAAACTACAAATTCAGGAACATCAAGACCAACTGGTGCTGTCGCTGGACAACTTTGGTTGGATACAACTTCTGCAACCACACCTACATTAAAATATTATGATGGTGCTGATGATATATCTTTAGCAACACTTGACCATTCTGCTAATACTGTAAATTGGTTAGACTCAACTGTTTCAATTACTGGACTCTCTACAACTGCAACAGGAACAGTTTTAACACTTTCAGATTCAGCTTCTACATCTACTGTTAATTTAATTATTGATAATCAAAAAGAAATTCGCTTTCGTGAGACTACTGCTAATGGAACAAACTATGTAGCATTAAAAGCACCAGCTAGTGTAAGTGCTGATTTAACTTTTACTTTACCTGCAACTGATGGAACTTCTGGTCAAGTTCTTCAAACAAATGGTTCAGGAGTTTTATCTTTTGTTACTGTTGGTGGTTTAGCTTGGCAATCTATTGTTACTGCTTCTACTTTAACTGCTGTCGCTAGTAGAGGATATTGGATTAACACAACATCAAATGCTTGTACTGTAACATTACCTGCTTCTGCAACTAATGGTGATACAATTGTGTTAGCTGATTATGCTAGAAACTGGGGAACTAATGCAGTTACAATAAATCAAAATTCTTTAAACTTTCAAGGATATACTTCTCCAAATCCTATTTACAACACATCTGGTCAATCAGTTACATTAGTTTATTCTGGTGCAACACAAGGTTGGATTCCAACAGTTGATGATGATGTAACTTTAGAAACACCACAACCTTATTCAGTAGATTTTTTAGTAGTAGCAGGTGGAGGTGGTGCTGGTACTAATAATGGTGGTGGAGGAGGTGCTGGAGGTTTTAGAACATCAACACAAAATGTAACAGGAGGAACAGTAATTACAGTAACAGTTGGTGCTGGAGGTGGTGGAGCTTCTCACCCAGCAGGTACTACTCCTTATGCTAGGAATGGTTCTAATTCATCAATATCAGGTTCAGGTTTAACAACAATTACTTCTGCTGGTGGTGGTGCTGGTGGTCATACTGATTTAGATTTAGAAATAGGCTCTAATGGTGGTTCAGGTGGTGGTTCAAGAAATGATTCAGGTGGAGGTTTTGGTTATGGAAACACACCATCAACTTCTCCATCACAAGGTAATAATGGTGGTTCAGCAACATCTGGCGCACCAGCTTATCCTTCAGGAGGAGGAGGAGGTGCAGGTGCAGTCGGAGGAAATGGAACAGGTACTACTGCTGGTAATGGTGGTAATGGTTCTGCTTCTTCAATAACAGGTTCTTCAGTAACTTACGCAGGAGGAGGAGGGGGTTCTAGTGAAGGGGGTTATACTTATGGAAGTGGAGGAACTGGTGGCGGTGGAAATGGTAATGAAACTGGAGTTAATGGAACAGCAAATTTAGGTGGAGGAGGCGGTAGTAGTGGTGGTTTTGCTGGTGCATCAGGAGGTTCTGGAGTAGTAATTCTTAGTATGCTTACAACTAAATATTCTGGTATTACAAGTGGTTCTCCAACTATTACAACATCTGGTAGTAATACAATATTAAAATTTACAGGTTCAGGGAGTTATACAGGATAATGGCACACTTTGCTAAAATAGGTTTAAATTCAAAAGTATTACAAGTTATTGTTATTAATGATGATATTTTAAAAGATTCAAATGGTAATATAACAGAACAATTAGGTATAGAATATTTAACAAATTTATATGGTTGGAGTGAATGGAAACAGACATCTTATAACACAAGATTAGGAAAGTATTATAAACAAATTAATAATACTTATGTATTACATGAAGATCAATCAAAAGCATTTAGAAAAAACTTTGCTTGTATTGGTATGATATATGATGAAACAATAAATGGATTTATTGATAAACAACCATACCCATCATGGATTTTAAATGAAGATGCTGGTCAATGGCAACCACCAGTTTCTATCCCAACAGACAGTTCTATTAGTGTTAAATACAAATGGAACGAACAAACTTTATCTTGGGATTTAATAGAATAAATAGTATAATAAAAAAAACGAAAGGAAGGAAAGTGGAAGCAACAATTAATGGGATATTCCCAACACCAATTTACATATCTAAATTAGATAAAGAATTAACACCATTAGAATTAAAGTTTGTAGATAAAAATAAAAAAGATTTCTATAAAAATGATGGCAACATTACATCAAACAATAATTACATACTTAATGAAAAACCTTTTGTTAATATTAAAAAAGAATTAGATTTAAAAGTACAAGATTACTTTGATAAAGTAATTTCACCAGCTAATAATATTACACCATACATTACTCAATCTTGGTTAAACTATACTGAAACAAATCAATATCATCACAAACACGCACACCCTAATTCATTAGTATCAGGAGTATTCTATATTAACTGCCACGAAGAACACGATAAGATTAAATTCTTTAATGATAAGTACAATACTATCAAACCAGAAGTAAAAGATTACAATATATGGAACTCAGAAACTTGGTGGTTTTCTGTTAAGACTGGAGATGTAATATTATTCCCATCATCATTAACTCACATGGTAGAAACTAAGCAAGGAGATAACACTAGAATTAGTCTTGCTTTTAATGTATTTATAAAAGGAACAGTTGGAAACAACAAAAACTTAACAGAGTTAATAATATGATTACATTTATACTTGGAACTATCTTAGGAGTTTATCTTGGTTGGAAATACGAACTAGCCATTAACGACTTCATAGAATCAATTAAGATACATTTAAACATCAAGTAGTCTTGAACTTCATGGGTTGCAACATTATATGTTAGCAATAACAAACGGAGATAACAATGCTTAACTATTCAGACTTTAAAAATTATTGGTCTAAGTTCTACGCAGATGCTTTTGAAGATGCTAAAAGCTTTTGGAAGAACTACGCAGATTCAGTAGAAAAATTCTATAAAAAATAACTTTATCTTTAGATAGGTATTTGATAAACAACTTATAGTTGGAAGGCATAAATATTATGCCAAAACATATCATATACCTATTTATAGGATTCATTCTAACTCTTAGCTTCTCAGCTAGTTCGCAAACTACACAAAATAATACTTCAGGTTCTAATACATCAATAGCTGGTGGTTATACTTCTTCGTCTAGTTCTACTTACGAGTCTGGTTCTTCTGTAAACACTACAACCAATTCTACTAACAACGCATACTCAGGAGATACAAGAGTTGCTTCTATGGCTACTGCACCTTCTATGTCTGCTTATTCGCAAGACTTATGTGTAGTTGGTTATTCAGGTGGAGTATCTACATTTGGAGTTGGTATATCTGGTGGCAGTTATACTAAAGATGAAAACTGCGAAAGAATTAAACTATCTAAAGTTTTAAATGATCTAGGAATGAAAGTAGCTTCTGTTTCTATTTTATGCCAAGACCCAAGAGTATTTCATGCTATGGAGAACTCAGGAACACCATGTCCATTTGAAGGTAAGATTGGTGCTGATGCAACTGCACAATGGTTAAAATACGATAAGCTTAGACCAGATTATAATTTATACGTTGAGAAATTAAGAATCATAGAAGATAAGAAAAAAGAAGATGAAGCTAAAGCTAATACTAAGTAGCTTATTATTCTTTAGTACAGCATACTCTCAAACAACAACTACCACAAACTTAACACCAAAAGTATTCACAACAATTAATGGTTGGAGTGGAACTAATTTATATTCAACTCATGGCAACGAAACTATTGCTGGAGTAAGTGGTAAGTCTATTCAAAATACAATCTCATTAACAAATGTAGGTTTGTCTAAAGCACAAATTAATGAAGGGTTTACTTCTACACAAGGAGTAGATGTTTGGTTTTGGTCTGGCAATCCAAATCAAAATGTTACTATGACACAAATATTAACAGATGCTAATGGTGTAGTAACAACACAAAATAGAATTATATCTTACAACACAGATTACTTTAATACTTATACTAACATAGCAATCGTAGATAAAAATACACAAGATAACTTTAATATAACAAGTAAGTTTTCTTTTTATGAATCTACAAATTCTCCATATCATTATTCTGCCGATTTAAAAAATCCTACACTAAGTATTACTTATGTAACAAATCCAACTCCACCTGTTGTTATTGCACCAATCATAACACCAGTAGTTCAAGAGATTAAATTTATAGAACCAGTACAGATTGCAACTCCAGTAATAACTCCAGTAGTTGAGATAATTGAAAGTCCAGTAGTCATTCAACAAGCAGTAGAAGAAAAGAAAATAATAGAACAGCAAATTGAACCACCAAAAGAAATAATAAAAGAATCTCCAAAAGAAACAGTTAAAGAAGAAACAAAAGAAGCTGTTAAAGAAACACCTAAAGAAGTTGCTAAGGAAGAAACTAAAGAAACTTCTAAGGAAACTAAGACTTCAGTAACCGAAGAAAAACAAACTGCAACACCCACACAACAGGAAGTAAAAACAAAATTAACAGAGAATAAAATAGGAACGGAAGTAAAGATAGGAGAAGTAAAAATAAAATCAGTACAAGAGATAAAAATTGACGCATTAAAAGTAAATCAACCAAGTTTAAGTGTTTATGAATCTAAACCATTTTATCAGCAAAGACAAATGGTGGGAGTCCCTAATCCTGATTTTTTTATGCAATATACTTTGGCACAAGAACCAGTTTATCAAAATGTTAATCTAAACACTTACATATCCAAAGACCCTCTGGTAGCTAGACAAAAAATATTAAATGATATACAAGAAGAACAAAACGAGATCATTATTCAACTAGAATTGTTAAAAAGTAAACGAGGTTAAATGCTTACAAAGATTAGAGATAACTTAAAAGAAATTATAGCAACAGTAACTATTATAGGTGTTATTGGTGGTGGGTTTATTAAGTACGGAGAAATTATGTCAAAGATTGATTCTATTGACCCTTCTAAAGCTGGACAGATTAAACAAGACTTAGCTATCGCACAAAAAGAAATTGAACTATTAAAAGTTCAGATGAAAGAACTTAGAGCATCTAGTTCAAATCCTTTAGCACGTTGAGATGTATATATAAGCTTTGGATTGGTATTTGCTGTTTATTAAAAGATTGCAAATGCAGAATTAAGAAGCCAAAAAAATAAGACTATTTAAGTATATATGACACGAACTACAAACGAAGAACTAATAAGTTTAAAGGGGCATATTACAGGAATTAAAAATTCAATCAAAGTATTGTCTTGTTCAGTATATAAACTGGAAAGACGTTTAGAAAAGCTATTCTGGTCAATCTTTATTGCACTAGGTACTTTAAGCATGGCACTATTAACTTTATTCCTTGCTAAGTAATACAAATACAAC